CAAGGCTTGCAAGAAGGACGAAATTTTACCAAAAGCAGACAAATGCCGGATATTTTGGTCAAATCCAGTCCATCTGACATACATGATTAGGAAATACTATTTACCACTTTGTAGAGTATTGCAAATGAATCCCCTTGAAGCTGAGTGCGCAGTGGGTGTCAATGCAATATCAAATGAGTGGGAACAGTTAAACCAATTCATTATGACACACGGAAAAGATCGCATTATAGCAGGTGACTACAGTAAGTATGACCAGAAAATGCCAACGCAAATGATTTTAGCAGCGTTCGACATTTTAATTGGTATGGCTGAAGTTGCTGGTTATAATGAACAAGACTTGACAGTTATGCGGAATATGACAACTGATATTGTTTATCCTATTGTGGCCATGAATGGTGATGTAATTTCATTCACACAGGGTTCACATATTAGTGGTAATTCGCTAACTGTCATTATAAATGGAATTGTAGGAGCACTTCAATGGAGAATGTGCTTTTACAGCTTGTATCCTCACATGAATTTTAGAGATAATGTATCTCTGATCACGTATGGGGATGATAACATTGGAACAGTTTCGGCTGAGTGCACAAAGTTTAACATTGTTTCTATACACGAATTTTTGAAGGAACATGGGCAGCAGTACACTATGCCGGACAAGGACTCGGAACTTATTCCATTTATACCAATTGATGATGTGGTATTTTTGCAAAGATTTACAGTAGTTCAGCCAGATGGCACAGAAGTAGGAGCCTTATCTGAGAGATCTATATTTAAGAGATTGCATTGTATATTACACAAATCTGGGAATGGAATGTCTGTCAACGAGAGTTGTGCAGAAAACATTGATACGTCTTTGTGTGACTTCTATTTTCACGGAAAAGAAGTATATGAAAGACGCCGTAGCGAGTTGCAAAAAGTGGCTCGTGAAGCTGAAATTGACCACATGTGTAGGAACTTAGATAAATCATATGAAGATTGGTTTATTTGGTGGTTTCTTAAATATGGCAATCAAAGCGTTAGTGACAGCAAGTTAAAGTCCTTAAAACTTCCCCCGCGGAATCAGTGGGGGACCGGAGTGCAGTTAAATGATTCTATCGACGTATGGATACCAGACGAGTACGAGGTCGGTTTACACCCCGAGCGCGATCTAGGCTTCGTCGATGAACAGGATTCTTAGGAGATTAGTATTTACTAAAGGTGCCTGGCCGAAAAACGTAAATAATATCTAGTGAATGACGTTTGACCTAGATTTATATTTTGACGTCACCAAATGTTTAAATACACAAAATAAAACTGCAAGTCCCGTGGATTCGGGCAATTATAAAGTGCAAAGTTCTTTGGAGAACACTTCTGATTTCTTCCACTTTCCAGATGGGATAAAGAGGGACATCCAACATTTGCAAGTTATAACAAACAATATGGAAGGAAATGTGCTTTCTACATCGTTTTTATCTATGACTGAGAAAGATGAAATATGTAGAATGATGGATATGGTTGATAGTCTTTTATCGTTGATTCGCGTTCGCGTGAGTCATATAGATGACGTAACACCATTTGTTGCACAATCTGGACAGGAACTCAATAGTAACAAAGGTTCAAATATTGAATACCCATTAAACGTGCAATTTACAGATGCAGATGGAGGATTCGGAACAATGGTTCCAGGTCAACTGGATAGTCTTAGGTACGCACGAGATGACAACACGACTACGTTAAAAGATGATCTTGGTAGGGCAAGACGTGTTGATTCATTTAAATGGCAAATAGAAAATGGTAGCCAGGGAAGATTTACTAATGTATGGTCAAAACTATTTAATGATCAGTTTTTAAATGATCGTTTAACAGGCCACAAGTTGTTTAGAGGAAATTTATGCATTAAGGTTGTTTTAAATGGTAATGCGTTTTACCATGGTAGAGCACAACTTGCTTATAGATATTTTCCTGAGGCCTTAAACGATGCTGGCACACAGACGACAGTTGGACGTGGTAGATCATGCATTTTATCTCAGTTACCTAGAATACTTATGAACCCTACAACATCGACGGGAGGGACGATGAAAATTCCCTTCCATTTTCATAAAGACTATATTGACCTCATTTCAGATGATTATATGAACATGGGAGAACTTGAATTTGACGTGATAGCACCTTTGAGACATGCACAGGGTGTTACAATTGACATAGATGTGAATATTTATGCTTGGTTCGAGGATGTTTTTGTCACAGGATTAACTGAATCTAATATAGAGCCCCAGTCTGGTAAGGAACAGGATGATGCAAATAAAGATGGTATTGTAGAGCATCGCGCAACTGCTCTTGGATTTATAAAACGGGTTGTTGGTGCGTCGCCAAGGATTAGTGGTTTGATAACCGCTACAGCTAAGGGTGCTAGAATGATATCAAATGCAGCTGCTTTGCTTGGGTATTCAAGACCTAGTATCACTGCTGAACCAATGAGATATTCGCATTCACCTGCAGGATTATTAGCTTCAACTACTACACCTACACTGATAGAAAAATTAGCAGTTGATGATAAGCAGGAGCTTACTATATCGCCTACTATTTCAGGCGCTAGTGATCATGATCCGTATGATATACTGTCCATTGCTTCGAGAGATTCATATTATGTGACTTTCGATTGGACAGGAACTGATCCACAAAATACCAGAATAGCGCAGATGAAAGTGAATCCTTTATATATAGTCCGACGATCAGATCAGGAAAGCGGTTTAGCTTTTACAGCTTTGGCGGCTGCAGCATTTCCATTTGACTATTGGACAGGGTCCATTAATTTCAGGTTCACAGTTACGGCGTGCGGATTACATAAGGGACGTTTGAGAATTGTGTATGATCCCACAGGCAGAGTTGATCCCGGTGTTGATGATTTACTTGCCCGTTCTGTTGTCAAAGTAGTGGACATTGCACAAGAACCGGATTTCGTGATTTCGGTTAAGCCACAACAGGCAAGGACGTGGTTAAGGTGTGCCAATTTTACAGAGGACAATTTTAAGACATGGGGTGAGGATTCT